GGATAAAAATATCATAAATATATATATTAGATATATGAACAATATAAGACCACTAATAATAACTAACAGAGGAGTACAATAATGAATAGCTGGATATATTATACAGTAAAAAGATTATACAAGATAAAAAAGTTACCATCAAAAAAAGATCTTGTTTTCAAATTGTTAGATAAAGCTCAAAAAGATTTAAAGGGCATTATCAATGATATTGCAAGACAAGATAAAATGATAAACTGTGAGGGTTATGGTCCTTGGAGTGTTAAAGGAAATAAAACACATCATAAAAGAATGATACCAGTTTATAGAGGTTACAAAAAAACTTATCTTAAACAAAAACAAAATGTTGAGAGTGCAATCGCAATATTAAAAAATATATTTAGGAAGGAGTATAACTAATGAATAAGATTGTAGCTTTAGTAAGAGTAAGTACAGATAAACAAACAGTTGAGAACCAGGAGTTCGCAATTAAAAAAGCATATCCAAATGCAGAAATTATTTGGTTTAGAGAAGATGATACATCTGGAGCTAAGAAGTTTAAAAATAGACCAATACTTCAAGATGCAATCAAGACAGCTAAAAGACTAAGAGTTCCATTAGTTGTTTATTCATTATCTAGATTAGGTAGAACATATGAAGTTGGACAATTCTTGGAAGATAACAAAGGTAAGATTGTATTAGATGTACTAGATACTCCAAACTTAGATGATGCGATTGCTGGTTTTCATGTTGCAATCAATAGACTAGAAAGAATTAATATATCTAACAGGACCAAAGCAGCACTAGCTAGATTAAAAGCAGAAGGTGTACAGTTAGGCAATCAAACTAACTTAGATGTAGCTAGAGTTAGAGGTCATGAAACAATCAAAAAGAATGCAGATCAATATGCAAAAGATATTAATGATATTATTCAAGGCATCAAACAATCCGGTATCAATACATTACAGGGTATTGCAGATGCACTTAATAATCGTGGGGTAAAAACTTACCAGGACAGAGTTTGGTATCCTACATCAATAAAAAATGTCCTAGAAAGAGTAGGTATATAGTGTTTGACAAGGAACAAAATATGACTAAAGATACTACAGAAGATAAACAATGTATAAACATTGGAGGTACACATGATTAAAGCTATACTTGAAGGCATAGCCTTTTTATTTTTTCTTGCTGTTGTTATAGCATGGGTTTTTTTCATGTGCTTTGCAGTTGACAGTTGTTATTATTTCTACTTTGCACCAGGAGGTCTAAATGGATGATGCTGGTAGATTAACTTCATATAAACGAAAAGAATTAGGAGCCAGTCAAATTGGTAACCTAATAGATCCAGGTTTCATTACCCCAAACCAAGTAATGGAAAATGCTCTTAATGAGTATAAAGGAGAGGAGGTTGGCAATGACATAGCTAACTTACCAAAAGTAAAGGCCGGTAGATTTATGGAAACCGGTATAACTAACCTTTTTTATGATCGAATGAATGAGTTGTGTGGTGATACAAAAACAAAATGTATTTCTGCTGTTCCTAAAACTGCTCATAAGTATCGACTTAAAAATGGTACAATCGGTAGCTCCTTGGATAATAAGATGACTATTAGATTTGGTCCTCTTGATTTCACAGACCACAATAATCTCTCTGTTAGTTTAAATAAAGAAGGTCCTGTTGAAATTAAAAATTATTCTGGAGCTGCTGATGCACCAATATATCCTGTGTATGAATGGCAATGCCAAACTCATATGTTAACTACTGGATCTGAATGGTGCATATTAGTTAGATTAGTTAATGGTTGGGATCTACAATACTTTGTCATACAAAGAAATGAAGATAAAATTAGACAACTAATAGATGTTGCAACTGACTTCTGGAATAGGTTTGATGGTATACTTGATGGTAAAGATTATTGGTATCCGGCAGCAAATAGTAAAGAGGCATCACGAATATACAAAGGTAATGGCTCTAAAAATCTTGTTGATATGAGTTCTAATAATGAAATGGGTATGCACATTGAAGGTTACATACAAGCTAATGATGATATTAAAAATGCAGAAGAGAGAAAAGATAAACACTCACTTGCATTAAAAGAGATCATGCAAAAAGATGAATATGTAGTTTGGAATGATTATAAAGTATCTCATTCTACAATGACCAGGAAAAAAACTAAAATGGTTCCTGTACCAGATGCACCTCCGACTATCACCAGGAGGTTTAGTATAACAAAGAATGGCAGATGAATATAAATTTATTAATGCCTACATTGTGGCAAGAAAACATACAGCACAAGTCATATCTGCAAAACTTAAATTTAGATATGGTGTTACAGTTGATCAAGAGTTTATTGAAGAGCTCATTGAGCTTATGGCTCATACAGCAGCAGAGGCTCTTAAACTACAAAATCAATTATTTACAATTAATATTAACAAAGGAGGAATAGACGATGACGAACCAGATGAAACAGAACACTAGCAATATTGCAGATGCTTTATCTAAGTTTCAAGATGAAGGTATTGCAGCAGTAAAAGAAGGTAACAATCCTTATTTTAAATCAACATATGCAACATTAGAAGATGTAATTGCAGCAGCTAACCATGGTGCAAAACATGGACTAGCATTTACACAATGCATACATACAGAAAAAGATATTGTAGAAAATAATGTGGTCCACACAATGTATGTAATTACAAAAGTAATGCACACATCCGGTGAAGAGATTACATCTAAGTACATTATTATACCAAAAAAAAATGCAATGGATGATAGCCAGGCACTTGGATCTGCAATAACTTATGCAAAAAGATACTCACTCCAGGCAATCTATGGATTACCTAGTGAAGATGATGATGGTAATGCCAACACACACAATCCAAAAATTATGAAAAAAAATAATGATAAAGTAAAAGAGTTTGAGAAGATGATGTTGGATGGTGTAGATAAAATAACAAAAAGAAAAGATCTATCAGCAGCAGAAAAGGCTCATGAAATTTATGAGTTTAAGAATGCAAACAAATCAGAATGGTTTGAAGTTGGTAAGTTAGATAATGGTAAAATTAATATGTTGAAAGATACTATTGATAAAACAGTAAAACAATTAGGAGAGGCTAATGACCAAGGCACTACTACTAACTAAAAAACAATTAAAGGTATATGATTTTATTAATAGTCATATAGACAAAGAACGAGTTCCCCCAACAGTACGAGAGATAGCTGCACATTATAAATCTGTCCATAGTAATGTTTGGAGAATACTGCGATCACTAGAGGGTAGTGGTTACATTAAAATACATCCAGCTAAACCAAGAGGTATAGAGGTACTTAAATGAAAGTGTTTAAAAGTAGATTTCGTAAATGGTTTATTAAGGAGTTAATCAAAGCATATCATGCTGCACCAGAAGAGGATGATGTTATTGTTATTACTTTTGATGAGAAGTATAATGACAAAGGAGATCCTGTCCAAAAATTTTATTACAAAGGACATCCAGACCTGGAGCTCATGCAAAAAACAGGAACGATTAACATAAGACCATTCGAGGAATACTGGGCAAATAAAAACAGATCTAGACTTGAGCATTTGTTTTTAAAATTTCCAAATCAAAGTGAAGAAATGATTGATGGAGATCCCAAGTTTTTTCCAGACGAAGATTAATGTTTGTTAAGTTTGTTTTAGTTTTATATTTACTAAGCAGCGAAGGAGCATTCTCTCATGCTTTATTAGTAGATAGGGAAACTTGCGAGGATCCACATAAAGAATTATTAAAACATAAAGTAGTAATTCAAGATGGAGTAGAGCTTGATAGATTTTTTTACAAAGGTTACATGAGCTTTGGCCATTCTTGTGTAGGACCAATAGGTCATTTAAAACCTATAACAGGCACTAAGTAGGAACAAACAATGCACTTTGCTCTATTTAGCAATATAAGAGCCATACAGAGCTATTAATTATTTTATGATAAATGTATCGGACTAACCCTTTAGTGTGTGTCTATGGGCCTCTCTGATGGCCTTTTGTGATGATTTATCGAACACTTCAATCGGATAACAGTTTCTATCTCCATAACCATATTCATTGTTCTTTATTGAGTAAGATGCAAATGTTCTAACATACTCTCTACCATCCTCTTCAAACACATCATAGATATATGCCTCAGTAATTATCTCAGCACATTTCATATTATTAAATTCAGTTTCACTTTGTATTGTGCTGTCACCGGTGATATCGTTCCAGATTAATTTCTTAAAAAAATATTTTGTGTTGTTGATTGTAACTGATTTCATTACCGGCCCTGGCCCCTGTACTTCTTAAAATTTTTTCTACGCATTTTATTCATTTTACATTTACTAGGATTTCTTCCGATAGAAGTTTTGTGAAAGACTGGTTCATGAGCTACATGATCTTTAAATTTTTTTGCCATCCAATCAAACTATTTTCCCTGTCCACCTTCCATGTTTATCCATTTGCATTGGAAATAAAACTGGTTGTCCATCAATGACAGCTCCTGTTGATATAATAAATCTCATACGAAAGTTACGAGCATATTGAAAAGCAAGGCTCGATTGTTTTGTTAGGCAGCCAACTTGTAAACTCCAGACTAAACTATCTGGATTACTAAAATATTGTATAGATGCCTTCGAATGAAAATGGCCCTGGATTGTATGTTTACCATATTGTAAAGATAGCTTGAGGCCATCTGCTGCAATTCCATGCGTTGCAAAAACTTCTGTGCCATCTGATAAAGGTAAAGTAATATCATCTACCCATTTCCATCCTGGTCCTACTTGTAAAAAATCATTGTAATGTTTTATGTATGCTCTAGGCATTCCATGTTTAAGAGCTCTTCTATATATTAATGATGAATGATTAGAATGTAATAATGTCATCTCTGGAAATATTTTCTCCAGGTCATGCATAACTTTTCTTGCCATCTTTAATTCATCACCGGCTGATGGTAGATCCGGATCGCTTTCCCACATAGACAAAGCATGAGCATCACACTCATCTCCAACATTTAATACGAAGTCTGGTTTTATTTTTTTCTTTAATGCTTTTAAAAATTCCAGAGCATCTGGATGCTGCCAAGGTGCATGAAGATCAGAAATGCAAAGTAGGGATTTAAATCCTTTAGTATAAGTCGTCATCAGATGGGCCTATAAATTCTTCCTTGTACCATTCTTTAACATCAAAGCCTGGACAGTTTGGTTTCTTAGGTTCAACATCTGAATGTCCAATGACCTCAATATCTGGATACATATTTTGTGTAGTCACTATTAGATTGTGTAAAGTATAATATTGATCATCTGTAAAGTTGTCACCTCGACCAACAAGACAGCATCCTATACTAGATCCATTAACTGCTTTTGCATGAGCACCTTGCATATTGATTGCTCTACCAGCCTCTAATGTACCATCTCTTTTGATTACCCAATGGTAACCTATGTCATCCCAGCCCCTCTCTTTGGTATGCCACTCTCTAATTTTTTCTGCACCGATATCCATATCTTCTGGAGTATCTGCACAATGCACTACTAACTTATCTGTTTTTTTTCTTTCAATCATTTACAATTCCTCAAGCATTTTGTTTATATGAAGTTTACCAGTTTTGTCCACCTCTAATTCTACTTTCGCTTGTATGCACTTAAATGTCAATCTTGAGCCATTAGTATTTCTTGTTGCCTCTCTTTTAAGAGTAAGACATTTAGACATTCCATCAGTTAACATAAACTCTTGAGCTTGTTTAAAATCATTTACATCTGTTCCACCAGGAAACATTAACAATGCCCATACTATTGCAACCTTCATGTTCCTCCATTCTGTCTAACTTTATCTTTTAATACTTCTATTGTGCCTTGCATCTTTTCTATATCTTTCATAGCTCTATTTTCT